TCACTGACGATGGCAGCGCCAAGCTCAAGAAGCTGACCGGCGCGGTCGAGGACTTCGAATCAGCAAGCAAGAAAGGCTTCGGCGTTGCCGCAGCCTCGTACGCTTCTTTCATTGGAAATTTAGGTTCTGACGCAGTCGTCGGTGCATTCAACTTCATGAAGAATGCGGCTGGAGAACTATTCCAGCTGTTTGCAGTGGACGGAGTCAAGGCAGCCATTGAGACACAGAACTCGATGCGCGAGTTGGAGAGCGCGCTGCGCGCGAGTGGCCAGGCCAGCCAAGACAATATTTCCAAGTTTGAAAAGTTCGCGTCTGCGATTCAGGCGACGACCAAGTTTGGAGACGATGAGGTCCTGGCGGCCGGCGCTCTGATTGAGCGCATGACCCAACTGAAAGGCGACGCTCTCCCTGGCGCCACTCAGGCCGCGCTGGATCTTGCTGCCGCTTTCAACAAGGACCTCACTACAGCGTCAAGACTTGTTGGCCAGGCCGCAGAAGGAAACGTCACTGCGCTGAAGAAGCTTGGGATCCAGGTAGTCAAAGGAAAAGACGAGGCCGCTACATTCGCGAACGCCCTGACCGCAATCAAGAATGCCGCTGATGGCGCGGCCGTCGCAGCCGGCGAAACATTTTCTGGCAGGATCACGATTCTCGCGAACGCTTTCGAGGACGCGAAGAAGTCCGTTGGAAACGCCATCATCACCAACCAGTCACTGATCAACGTGCTGAAAGTGATCAACGGTGCTGTACAGGAGCTACAACAATACATCGCCAAGAATCAGGACTCGATCCAGAAGTGGATCTCCGAGGGAGTGTTGGTCGCCATCACCGGCCTCGAGGGACTTGTGGCGGCAGTTCAGTTGACCGTCGAGTGGTTCTATACGCTTGAGAAGGGCGCACTGAGAGTCCAGCAAGCCTATGAGGCGCTCAAGTCAGGCAGGCTGAACGAGGCAACGGACGAGATCGGGAAATCAATAGATGCCCTGAGTGACAAGCAGAAAAGATTGAACTCAGGGGATAGTCCTTTCGAGGCCATTCGTCAGCAGATCTACCAGATGCGCGACGCCGTAGTCGAAGGGATCGGAAAGACATCCGATCAACTCAACAAGCAGCGCGATGCTGCGAAAGGCGCCGGAGTCGCGGTTGAAAAGCTCAGTGAGGCCCAGCAAAAACTGATCGAAAAAGGAGTAGAGCTCGCAAAGCAATCAGCCGAGAAAGCAGACCCGCAGATTGAGTTCGAAAATAGGCAAGCAGCATTAGAGGCAGCGATCAACGCAGAGTTGATCTCCAACCAAGTTTTCAATGACGCCCTGGTGCAGATCACCAAGGAAAGGAACGACAAGGTATCGGCGCTCGAGACAGCGAACGCTGACGTCATCATCGCGCGAAACCAAGAACTCTCGCAGCAGAATCTTTTCAACAACGAAGAAGAGATCCAATCCAATCAGGCCAAGCTGAAACGGATCCTAGACAACGAGAATCTCTCCGCAAAGGACAGGCAGAAGGTCCAGGCCGCCTACTCGCAGCAGTCGCAGCAGATCGAGCAGGGTCGCGCGGAAGCTATCGGCGCATCGTTGAACGCATTGGCGAGTCTGCAATCAGCGAAGACCAAGGAGATCGCGGCGGTAGGAAAAGCAGCGGCAATCGCCCAGGCGACGATCGATACCTACAAGGGTGCGAGTGCTGCTGCATCTGCGGTCGCAGGAATTCCATTCATCGGACCAGCGTTGGCTGTAGCGGTGACGGCGGCATTCGTGGCCGCCGGACTATTCCGCGTAGCACAGATTGCCGGCGTCCCATTGAAAGACGGTATCACCGAGGTCCCTGCCGGATTCTCCAACGACACTTTCTCTGCTCGACTTTCATCTGGTGAGCGCGTAGTCACCGCAAAGCAGAACAAGGATCTGACCAGCTATCTGTCCGGTGCGAATGGCCAGACCGAACTTCTCTCCGCTATACTCAACCGACTCAACTCTCTCGAGAACATGGTCACGGTGAACATCGGCGGAAAAGCTATATTCGAGGAGGTCAGGTCGAGTCTGGATCAGGGGAGGGTTTTCAGTGTTTGAGCTAAGGATATGCGACATCAACAAGGTTTTTGATTCGGCGACTGCGATCACAGCATCCAGTGCGGATGGGGCTTTCCCGGTAGCGAACGTCGCGCATTTCCATTGCGCGAAAGTTTGGCGGTCGACTGGAAATTTCGTCATCGATTCAAGCAACAATAGTATCGACTTCGACATTGGCGCAGGAGAACTCAACGCGACGATCACTCCAGGCACGTACACTGCCGCCGGCCTGGCCGTAGAGATCATCACTCAACTCAATGCGGAAGGTGCCGGAACCTATACTGCAGCCATTTCCGCATCAACTGGAAAGTGGACTCTCACCAAGAGCGCGGGAACTTTCGAATTGCTTTGGCTGACCGGAACCAATCTTGCAACGACGATTGCCGCTGCATTAGGATTCAGTGCGGCCGCCGATCTGACTGGAGCTCTCACGTACGCTGGCGCTCTCGTTGCGATCCACACAGAGGAATGGGTGAAGTTCGACCTGGGCGCCGCGACCAACATCGATTCATTCGCGATGCTTTTCGACAAGCGCATCGGACACAAGTTCACGTCACCGACGTTGAAGCTTCAGGCGAATGCCTCGGATTCATGGGCGTCCCCGTCTGTCGACGTCGCGCTTTCGATTGACGAGAAGTATGACATTCTCACGTACTTCTTCTCATCCAATCAGAACTATCGGTATTGGCGGATCAAGATAGTGGATCCGACCAACACCAACCTCTATGTCCAGCTTGGAACGGTATTCCTGTCGAAGGCGACGCAGTTGACCCAGCTTCCGGAGATCGGTCTCACCGCTGAGTGGCAGGATCTTTCCACGTCGCAGCTGACTCCGTATGGGCATCGGTACGTTGATGCGTATCCGAGGCTGAGGAGTTTTCATTTTGATTTCCGGTACCTCAGTGAAGCCGACCTCCAAACGCTGGTCGACATTCATGACCGAGTCGGAGGCAACACTCCAGTGCTTGTTGCGTTGGATCCGCTTGCCACTATCTACGACAAGGATCGCTGGGCCATCTATGGATACATGGACGGCAGGCTTGGCGTGGACAATCCGTTCTACACTTTCTTCAATGGCTCACTCGACATTCGGGAGACGCAGTGAGTTTTTCCACATTCGATCAGTTCAAGAACGCCGCGAGCTCCGAGAAGGTCGGACTGGTCATCATGGAGGCCGCGACTCGCCTTGCAGGATGGGCGGTACACTCCGGCAGCGTCTACGTTTTCACTGGATTCACGCATCAAGTGATCACATCGATCACTCAGGATGGCACCGCCCTGGTGGAGGTATCCAGCATTGCATCGGTGACTGCTGGGAAATACTACTACGACAGATCAATCGGAAGCATCTACGTCAGGACCTCTGACAGCAGCGCCCCTGATGGGAAGTTCATGACGGCGATCTTCAGGATGTTTTTCTCCAATATCCCAGTGACGGCGCCGCACGATCTCGCAACGGGTTTCGACGTGTACTGGCTTCCGTTGGTCACAGACCAATCTGCTTTCACCTACGAGATCGAGAGCGCGAATGCTTTCCTTGGAGTCTCCGTTTCGAACACTTCGGAAATCAAGCTGATCAACGATAGGACTTTCTGGGACTCTCTGTACGACTCGGTATCCTTTGAGTCTCACCTAGTGCTCGTGTACTCGTGGGAGAGGACGATGCCGATCACTCAAGCATCACTCCTCTACAAGGGAAACGTATCAACTCGGAAGTATTCCGCGTCCGCAGTGAGTTTCCAAGTGCGCGACTTTCTCGACGAGATGAGAGCGCCAGTCCAGCTGTCGCAGATGAGTGCCTATATGGGCGCGCGGATCCCGGACAATCTGCTGAACGCCAAGCAACGCAGACTCTACGGATACGTCAACGGACACATCCCGACTCCAATAGATCAAGTGTTGCCGACTACTGGATACCCGCTCACTGGAACTTTCACCGTTTCGAATGGCGGGACATCCGTCACCGGAAGCTCAACCACTTTCCTCGCAGAATTGAGTCCAGGAGACGACCTGCTGATCGGGACATCTCTCACGCGTTCGCGAATTGAAAGCATCACCGATAACACAACTCTCGTGCTGTCCGAGGCATTCGCAGATGATGCACAGACCGGAGTGACCGCTACCGTCATGCCGAGTCATCCAAAGCGGTACGCGAATAGACTGTTCCTCGTCGCCGGCCACGAGCTATCCAGGCCATCTGTCGAGGTGACTGACGTTGTGGACAACGCCACTTTCTCAGTTGATTCAACCGACGAGCTCCTTGTCGGAGACATTGTGGAATTCGCTGGCAGCGGTGGAAAGATTCGCGTTCTTGGAGAGGGTTTCATCAAGCTCGAGGAGGCATTCACTGGGTCCCTGATAATTGGAAGCATCGTCTATAGATCATCGATTGGGAATGTGTACCTGAATGGAAACCTGCTCACCCTCACTCGTGACTATTCCTATGACGCTGCGGCCGCCACGATCACACTGACTGATGACGCTGAATTCAACGTGACTCCATCGCGAGTGCTGAGTGGCACTGTCACTTCAAGCAATGGCAGCAGATCGATCACAGGCACGTCGAGTCTTTTTCGAACGGAACTCGATAGCGGCAGCTGGATCAAAATAAACCTGAATTGGTACGAGGTGCTTGAAGTCGTGAGCGATACATCGGCCACGCTTAGGACGGCGTGCTCGAGCGGCGATGCTGGATCTGGACAGACATGCCTCAGTCGTCGGCCCGATGTCTACTCCAACAATAGATCAGTCCTAGTATGTGACGCCATCGGCAGGACGGACGATTCAGGGAATTTCCTCAGCACTCCAGGTAGTATCGCGCGTGACCTTCTGATTGACGCCGGCCTCGAGGACGACATTGACAACGCAAGTTTCACTGCGGCAGACGAGATACTTCCGCATAGACTCGGTCTCGCGATACCAGCGAAAATGGCTGATCGAGTGACGCCATCTCTGCGAGACACATTGAACAAAATCTGCCGGTCGTCTTTTTCCTCGCTGGTTTTGAACAATGATTTCCAGCTCGAGATGCGAGTGTTGGATCCGTCATACGATGATGAGCCGGTTGAATTCACGGAGGCCGATGTCATCGAGCACCAGGTCCTCTCTGACTCAAGCAACATGGTCGCGCAGGCCAACGTCATCTACGGCCAGAAAGAATACGACGCCGCGTCTGCCGGAGGGTTGACGCTGACCAAGTCCGTCGCGAATGATCAGTTCCTTTCTTTCACTGAGAAGGAATTCAACGTCGAGACTTTCCTGATTGACGAGGACGACTCCGAGATCATGGCGTCTCGCTGGGCATTCCTCCTGTCAGGCATAAACTCCGATTTGAAAATCACCACGAAATTGCAAGGCAGCAGACTTTCCGTATTCGACGTACTCAAGTTGGATCATGAGAAGCTGTACGTGAGACTCGGAAGCTCCGACAGGACTCGCATCGGCGCCGTCGTATCTCTGACCAAGACCGCATTCGGAACTCAGGTTCAATTGAATGACCTTGGAAACAGTTTCACACGGTGCGCGAGAATCACCGATGACGACGCCTTGGCGTATGACAGCGCCGGATCCGAGGAGCATCTTCTCAACGGATACCAGACTGACGAGAACGGGATCACTTCTGGTGGTATAACTGGGATCAATCTAATCTGGTGAGGAAAGCTTGGCGTACACAGACATAGACTTGGACCTCATACGATCAGGCAAGGCGGTCCTCTATACTCTTTTCGGTCTACTGCGCACCAACTTCGATGATCAGGAGTCCAGAATTTCAACCCTCGAGTCTGGCGCAGGTGCAGTTCCAGTCGGCATCGTCAGTTATTTCGGAGGCACATCCGCACCAATGGGATACCTCGCTTGCGCTGGCAGCGTTGTATCGCAAGCCACATATGCAGCGCTCTACGCGGTTTGCGGAAGCGCCTTCGACACAGGAGGAGAGGGCAGCGGAAATTTCCGATTGCCGGATCTCAGAGGCAGGACGCCGATTGGCGTCGGAGCCGGAGCGACTCTCACGTCACGAGCGCTTGGCGATAAAATCGGTGAAGAGACTCATGTGCTGACGACGAGTGAGATCCCAACTCACACTCACACAATCACTGACGCAGGCCATACACACACATGGCCCGATGTGGCCGGCGGCGGAACTCCTGGAATCATACAACAATCTGGAATGCTCACTTTCACCGCTTTCAGCACTCAGTCAAAGGTCACCGGCATCACGATCGCGGACACTGGTAGCGGTACCGCGCACGAGAACATGCAGCCGACAACCGTTGTGGAGTTTATAATAAAAGCATGAGTTTCACGGCCATATCATCGTCATACATCGCCGCGAAGAAGGCGGTGGTCCATCAACTCTGGCTTCTCGCGAAACAGAATTTCGAAGACCATAGCGCGAGACTCAACGCACTCGAAGGCAATAGTGTCGCCGCTGAGACGGGCGTCATCCTCTACTACGGAAACGCGGCGCCTCCATCTGGATGGCTGCTTTGCGATGGCAGCGTAGTGAGCCAAGCGACATACGCAGCTTTGTTTGCCGTTGTGAGTACCAACTTCAATACGAGCGGAGAAGGCGCCGGCGATTTTCGACTGCCGAACCTGCTTGGTAGATGCGGCATTGGTCGCGGCACTGGTAGCGGACTCACTGCAAGGACCATCGGAACGAAACTTGGTAAGGAGACGCACCTACTCATCACCGCGGAACTCCCTGTCCACAATCACACTTTGACTGACCCAGGACATCTCCATGCTGGATTGAAAAAGATTCTCGCGAGTGGAGGTGCGAGTCTTTCGTTTCGAACCTCACTTGGACCTGGTGCTACCGTCACGTTCGAGACGGATAAGAATACAACCGGGATCACTTTCGCGAACTACGGCAGTGGTGGTGCGCACAACAATATGCAGCCGTACGCTGTAGGCGGCGCTGCGATCATCAAGACTTAATTATGGGATGGAAGAAGATACAGGCATCGGCATTCGCGGTTGGAAGAGTCACATCGATGACTCTCTGGATGCTTGTGCGAAACAACTTCATCGCCAATGAAGCGAGGATCGTCGACCAGGAGGGTGGATCCTCTGCGTTTCCTACTGGCACTCTCCACTGGTATGCGGGATCTTCTGCGCCAACCGGCTTTTTGCTGTGTGATGGCAGCGTTGTCTCGAGGACGACATACGCGGATCTTTTCGCAATCGTCGGGACATCATTCAACACTGGCGGTGAATCCGGCACACAGTTTCGACTCCCAGGCCTTCTTGGAAGATCAGTCATTGGAAACGGCGCAGGCGCGAGCCTCACGGCAAGAACGATAGGTCAGTCAAGCGGCGCTGAGACCCATACGTTGACGGCGACTGATACACCGACGCACACGCATGCCAAGACGGATCCAGAACACAAGCACAAGCTGCCATCGCAAGCGGACGATACTTCCGGCGCTCAAGACTTCGCCGGCAACTATTCATTCGTTGGTGGTTTGGGAGCTTCTGGCTTGACGCTGACATCCGCCACGACTGGAATGACTATAGGGGATGCAGGCAGTGGCGGATCCCACAACAACATGCAGCCGAGCCTTGCGTTGAAAGCTATAATTAAAACCTAAAAAAGGAGACTCACATGGGTGGACAATACGGAGTGAAGGAAACGCTCGAGGTTCTTGATCTCGGATTCGCGGTAGCGGTTGGGATTCACAACGCGCAGGCCGATGGAAAGATCGACCTGAGTGACATCGGTCAGTTGTTCCCGGTAGCGCAGGCCATTCCTGCTGCCGTTGCGGACGTCGCGCTTGTGCTGAAGGAGCTCGAAGAACTCGATGCCGACGACCAAGCCAAAGTATTGGCCTACGTCGCAGCGAAACTCCCCGGAGTGACCGACAATGCGAGAGTCAAGGAACTCGCGAGCACGTACCTGATGGCCGGACTCGCCATCGCGAATGCGGTCTACGTCACGTTGAAAAAATAATAGGAGGCCCCATGGTCGACTGGACTACGAAGAAGTACCTCACGAGTTCAGAACCATGGGGCGATCCAGATCTGATGAGTGACGATCTCGTCGGACTCGTCGATGAATTCAGAGGACTGCTTGGCTCACCCTTCTACGTCACATTCGGAACTCAAGGACAGCACGTTGCCCAATGGCATGCACAAGGTCTCGCGGTGGATGGAGTCGTGGATCTCTTCGGAAAAAGTCCGATTGATGTTGTCTTCACGGCGATGCGGCTACCGTTTCACGGAATTGGAGTCTACCCGAAGGCCAGGCACCCGCGCTGTCGAAAACCCCTCGGACTTCATTTTGATCTTCGCGGACGAGACAATCTGAACGGTCACGCGGCCAAGCGTTGGCTTGCCGTGCCTGATGAAAAATCTCTCATCCAGCAATACTCGCTTGACGAGGCATCCCTGCGCGACTTCGGACTTCTGTGAGATACTGCTGAAACAGGTTTCAGAAAGGGGCCACCTTTGAAACATGTATCACGGCTGCTATATATCCCACTTCTTGCGCTGGTCATCGGCTGCGCAGGCGCCAAAGTTCGATACGACGCCGCGCCAAGTCCGATCGATGAGAACTACCACACGGTTCTCCTCGAGGCGGATTGCGGAGACGGCGTACACAATCCAGGATTCGGCCAGGTCGGATGCTCCTGGGCACCAACGGAAAAGCCACATGGCTCGTTGACCATTCACACGCCACTCCCCGGAACTATTTCGCTGTACTCGAGGACCTGCGGCGTCGATCTACGAGACTTTCACGCGGAGGAGGGCGGCAGCTTCTCCTACGACTTTTCAGATCTAATGCCCTACGGCATCTCGTCCTGCGTGGTCGAGGTCTACGTCACGTGGCAGCTTCCACCGAAGATGACGACCGAGTATCCGTTGCGTGGAATGACCGGCAGGGTCTACCTGAGACAACGACCCGGGATGTCTGAGGCGGTGTTGATCGCGCCAGAAAGGACGGTTCCTGGAAGCGGCGTTTCCTGGATGCAGTTTCGTGAATCCGCGGCCAAGTCATCTGAAGCCACGAAAGTCATCCTCCAGGTCCCGAAGGCGGTCAAAAACGGTTCTTTTCGCCTTGCTGGCTGCGGCCTGGGCGTCCAATCCGCCCCATTCAATGGTACGAGTGTCTCCGTCTCGCGCGAAACGCTCCTAGGCGATTCTCCGAAGAAGGGACGTTGCGTCATGTTTGGACACGTCAAAGGATTGCACGAGGACGGATCCATCGCTGACTATGACGCGATGTTTGGGGTAGAGGTATTCGGCGTCACGACTCAGAAGCTTTCCGCTTCAGTGTTGGTTCAGAGTGGAAAGGTTTGCTATGAGGCGGAGAATTCGGTCACCGCGGCCATCCTGCACTACGGCAACACCAACAAGGGATCCAACAAGCTGAAAGATTGTTTTGACCTGCCGGCGGAGGACTCGAGGCTTGGCTTCTTCACCCATCAGGGCCGCGCCACATATGCAATCATCGAGGCCGGCGCGATCAAGGAGACCTTGCAATGAACTTTTTGGACATCTTCAAATCACTCGGAACGATTGCTTCCGGCGGGTGGGGCGCGGCCGGCGCCGTCGTCGCGCTCCTCATCTGCTGCTGGATCCTCTACCGAGCCTATACGAAGTGGAAACAGGCCAAGGCGGAAAAGGACACCAAGGACAATGTCGTATCGGATTCAACCAAGGTGATCGTTGATGGCCAGAATTCCGAGCAGCAGATGAAAAAGGACGATGAGGCCAACGAGAAAGCTAAGGCCGAATCTTCCGTACCTCGCCCCTGAGTTCGTCGATCTCATCGCGCATTCCGTCGACCTTCCGTTCAGTCTCTTTCATCCTCGAGCACAACTCCCTGGTGAGGTCGGTATTGGCTTCGATGTTGGCGTTGATCTTCTTGAGCGTGGTGACGAGCTCCTCGTCTCGAGACATTGTCTCCTGCCTCTGGTCATGCACCTCGTTGGAGACCTTTTCTATTTTCCTGGACTTCAGGAATGCAAACACTTCTCTGATGATGATGATGGCGAAGATCACTGGGATCCATTCAGGTCCGAATGCCTTTAAGAACTCCATCGATATCAACCCCCATTGTTCTAATAAAATTGACGACGTCTCGCCGCGTTTTGGCGTGAGCCGTCAGGCAGCCAATACGGGATCTCGACGACAGAAAGGTTTCCTGGTCCTCAGATAGGATACCATCTCTCGACTTAAGTTCTAAGTACCCGACGATGCCAGGAGGAGCGACGATCTCAAAGTCGGAGAAGCCCTTCATATCCCTATTTTTTCCAACGACTCTGCCGTTGCGCACCATGCCGAATACATGGATCCTGGTGAAGTCCAGCATCCCCAGCTTTTTCAGGAGCTCTAGAATCTTTCGCGTGAATTGGAGTAGGTCTGCTTCACTTGCTGGAAATTCAACTGCCGATGTCTCGTTGTTTGACAAGCACCACCCGCCTGTATGTTGGCCTCAGGTAGAGGATACCATTTCGATTGACGAGACTGCGGACGCGCTCAAGTTCAGTGACCGCAAGATCGTAGACGTCGGCAGGCAGAATTAGGAAATGTGGCTTCACGCCATTGCGAAGCACGTACTGGTCTATGAGATCGTCGATTGCCTCGAGAGCGATTGTCATCATTGAAGCCGGCGCTGAGGCTCAAAACCCCAGCGCCGTCTCCTCTCGTCATGGAGGTACACAACGAAATCTACTTGTGACAACCGCAGCAGCAGTCGCCAGAAAGGAATTCATTCGCCTTTGCGTTCAACGCACGCAAGCGCGCGAGGCGCGGAATGCCAAGCAAGAACAGCCATAGGAATTTTCTGGTGGTCACACGAGCGGTGCGACGCGCGATGATCTCCGCGGCCTTCACGGCCAGCTGCTGCTTTGAATCTTCGAGTGACTTCTTGGTCTGGTCATCCATGGCAGGGTCTCCTTTTTTGGGTTGAGTGCATCCCAAAATTCTACCCTACTGACGTGGAATTAACTGGCCGCTTTCGATGTTCACGAAACGCTTCAGCTTTTCATCCGCCTTTTTTTTCTCCGGCGGAGCGATCGGGTCGATCAGAAGCTTCAAGTTGAGGGCCTTGAGAATCTCCTTCAGGTCGGAGAGAGTCTTCACCTTGTCCCAATCGTATGAGTAGATAGTGCCGGGCGGACCATTGCTGACGGGCCCCTGTGGCTGCGGCGGATTGCTAGCACACGCAGCCAAGACAAGGATGAATAGATATGGAATTGATTTTTTCATGAGTACCTCCGTAGAAGGAAGCTCAACACTGTCTTGGTTCGCCAGTCAACTTCACCACGCCGGAATGTATCGCGTAGTTCCGTTCACAACGAATGGAATGTAAACCGCTGGGTTTCCTGCCAGCCCATCCGGCCCATTCAGCAGAGTCAATGCATCAGATGCCGGAGTTCCAACCGCAGTATTGAGCGCGTGTATCTCCGTGGTTGAAGCCTCTCCTATGGTCCACTTGCCGGCGTCATTCACCAGTCCATAGACGGCAGCGCCTGCGGCCTTGTCCAAACGAAGGATGGCGCGCTTCATATTGATTGTCTGTGAGGTTCCATCACCAAGTGCAGCGTCGACAGTGAGTGAGGTGTTGGACGCGATGGCCGTGACCGTTGCATAGGTACTTGCTGACGAGGAAACGGAAATACGATCGCCGATACCAACGTGTTCAAGGAATGATGTCGAGCTTCCAGTGACAGTCGTGGATGCATTGACCGTCGTGGTGCCTCCAATATTAGACTTGTCTGGCTGACCTTGTATTGTGACGGTGACGCCCTTCTGCCCAGTCTGCGAACCGCCCCAGTACACTTGTCCCATTTCGCCGAACCAACCATCATAATAGTTTCCGTCAACACGTGTGAAGCGCCACTTGTTTGAAGCGCCAGCGGAGTCGTTCGTGTAGATCGCGTGTCCCTTGCTGTTTGATGTGTGCTCAAAATAAGCGGAGAGTCCAGAGCCGGCTGCGTTGATTCTGAGTCCCTGAACTCCTGTAGCTCCTGCGCCGTAGTTGATCTGGTATGTATATCCAGACGGACCTGACTTCAGCAGAGTGGCTAATCCGCTTGAGCCAAAAAGAATATTTCCAGTGCCGGCAGTGGTGATGCCAACTTGATCGCCATCTCCAGATGGCCAATAGAATCCGGTGTTGGTATCTCCTGCATTCATGATCGACGGGGCACTCACCGATCCATCGTCAAAGGTGACGACGCCTGTCAGCGCCGCATTCGCGGCAAGCGCCCTTGCGGTGATCTGCGTTTGGGCATCAGAGCTAAGGTTCTCCACATATCCGAGTGCCGTGGGAGTCACCGCGCTGGAGACCAAAGCTTTGTTGGAGTCGAGATACGGAACCGTAGTGGCTGTCAGCTGCGGAAACTGTACGGCATTAGCGGTCGTTGCCTTGATCACGCAGTTCGTTCCGGGCGCGCCGCGACAGAATACTAGTGAGTCAGAATCAGAATTGTCGATGCCCATCGACCAGGAGGTGACTCCATCGATGAC